CGCAGTCTTGGCATCAGCCAGCCGGTGATTTTTAAAACCATCAAAAGCGTGCGTCAGAAACTGCAAAATAGATTTGGTATCAGGCTGAAAGCTTTTAAAGAGATTTTGCTGCTGCCGCAAATCGCTCAGGAAGCGCAAAAAGCGCTGGGAGTGGGGCAGCCTTTCGAACAGGAAATGAAGCTGGCTGTCGGCAGTTCATGGCAGACCAGATTCGGGCGAAAGGTTTTTAAGACACAAACTGCCTGTCATATGCCCGAATATCTGCATAATACCAACTCGGATTCAGTTTGTACACTTTGCGGCAAAAAATGCAGCCGCCGCGAGATGCGTACCGAAAGACCGTTGCTGCAGCCCTGGAAAAAAGACCGGCTCGAACAGATCATTGCTGCCAACAGAGTAAGCTGAGAAGTATAAGTTGAAAAATATTTTTGATAACAGGGTATAAAAAACAGCTAAAGTTCATATATAGGTGAAGGATGAAATAATAACTGGACCTGTTTGCGCAAACACAGGCTTTGGATGAGCTTTTGATAACAGCAAAATATAAAATTGCTGTCGAAGGTCTTTGCGGTCAGTGTGCCTGGATTGGGTGGGACGGCATGCCGCTTATAACTGACCGCAGTCAGCCGGAACCGGTGCGGGAATCTGCTGCCCGGGCCGGCATTGATATCTATCAATCAACATGAGTAAAAAATAGAAATATCGATATCGATGCAGTTTACCATAATCTAAAAATTACAGCCGGCGCGCTGTAAAAGCTTAAAGGAGGTGCTTGATGCGCAATAGTTTTGATTTACTGAACTATATTTTTGACTGGTGCGTCGCCGATGAAGAAATAATGAGAATGCTGAGTGTTACGGATAACACAAATACAGACGTATTAAAGAATAAGTTAAGGCTTGAATGTCAGGCGGACGAAGCGGTAACTGCCGCAGAAGTCCCCTTTATCGCTTACTATTTTACACGCGCTGAAAAGCTGGAGTATAACTGGCTGGTCAATAAAGGCGAGCTTTATGTAGACATCTATACTGATACCCTGTTAAATGCCGGATTGCTGTCCAAACGTTTTCGGCAGCTTCTGTCAGGGCATGACGAGATCCTGCTCAGTTCAGAAGGTCAGCAGAGCATTAGTGCTGACGGTGTTTGCAAATATAGATTGATTTATAACCCGTTGATTGACGGAAAATAAAAATTAAGGATGGTGTTTATTAATGGCAAAAATTGATACAAAAAATTTAGTGTTGCATGGCGTCGGTGAAGCGTTCCTGCTCTCCGGTGACGGCAAAGTATCTGCAAAGCTGGGTTCTCTGCAGGATATGACGATCGAAGTGACTGCGACTATGGAAGATGTATTTGGCGGCGACGGTTTGTTCCCGATTTATAACTACATTAAAGAAAAGTCTGCCAGCTTCAAATTTAAAAATGCCTGTTTCGATCTGAACGTTGTTGCGGCCTCTCAGGGTGAAGCAGTGGCTGAAGGCGCTTTTGCTTTTGGCAGTGAAGACATTGTTGTCAAAGCCAGCGATAATAAATTACTGGTAGACTCCGGTGTGGAAGTTGAATCTGTGATCGCTGTCGTAGACGGCGTTGGTCTTACCCGCGTTGAAGGTTCTCCCACTGGTACGAAAACCTTTGCTGTGACCAGTGCTGGCGTGTTGGATTTCAGCTCTGACCTTACTGCCGGTACTCAGGTGCATATCGATTATGTCTATACTGTGACTGACGGTTCTACTGTTGACATCAAAACCACTTCCGTACCCGGTTATGTGGAATTGCGCCACACCAGCCAGCCGACCGAGCTGCCTAACGGCCGCAAAGCAGTGCTGACGACCCGCGTTTACAAAGCCCGCTGCGAAGGCGGTCTTACTCTCAGCTATGCACGCGGTGAAGCGACTGCTCCTGAGCTGAACTTCAAATCTGTTGATCCGCTGCGCGGTGACAAAAAATTCGTATCTTACTCTGTAAGCTACGTCGACTAAAAACTTTACCAAAGGGAGTGCTTAAACAGCACTTCCTTTATTTTTTTAGATGAAAGAGGATGACAATGACAGAAATCAAAGACCCTTTTACAGCCTATGAAGATGTGGAATGCCGTGATGGCATTACCCGCAGGATCTATCCTGCCAAATTAAAACATAAAGATCAAATCAGAAAACTTACACCGCTGTTTAACGACTTTGCCATTATCGACAATATTTTCAGCTTTGATACCACTGCTGAAAACGGCGGCGTTGACTATACAGATACTGCCTGGAACGCCATGCTTGATATTTTGGTGCTGGCGTTTGACGAGAAATATAAGAGGGAACAAATCGAAGAATTTTTAGATCTGGCGCTGGCCCGGCAGGTATTTGAAGTTTTCTATGACATTTCCAGCTTAAAAAAAAAGAATCTGACGACGACGGCGTAACAGAATGGAATCAGCTGTATGCCTCCATCATTCAAAACACGTCCATGACCATGCGTGATGTGATGGAGCTGTCGATACCGCAGCTGGAATATGTTTTAGCTGGCTGCAAAAAGAATAACGAAGAGATGCAGGCACAGGATTCATCGACCTATTCCGGTGCCGATGCAATCCAGTATTTGATCGATTCCGGTCAGATCGAGTAAAAGGAGGTGCATGAATGAACATAGATAAATTAGAAACTGACGGCAAGATCAGCAAAGTGAAACTCCTGCACGATTGCGCAGGTACGCTGCGTACTGCCGCAGCATTAAAAAACAGTCTTGATAAAAGCGCTGCAAGCGTGACAAAAAAGCATCAGGCACTGCAAAATGCACAGCAGCAGGATTTGCAGGGCACAAATGTAACGGCGACATTGTTTAATTATCAAAAGGCGTTGGCTGCCGCTGAGCGGCAGGCAGGTGTTTTATATAAAGAAGTGCAAAAAAACAACAATAATGATAACGGCGCATTGCTCGACAGCCTGCGTAAGACAGTGCAGGGTTACCAGCAGCTGCACAGAGAAGCAGAGCTTTTACAGGAAGCCTTTGGTTTAAATAACAGTGCTGCCAATATTGATTTTAACGACGTAGATTATTTTATTGCCAAATTACGCTGCGGAGCTGAGGAGGCAGGACAGCAGGAGCTGTTTACGTTGCTTTTTGGCGATCTGCCAGCAAAGCTGCAGGCGTTGTCAGAAATTGACTTAGGCGGCAATAAAATTACGCCGCAGATAGCTGATAAAGATACTGACGCCATGTATCTTCTAGCAGCAGATTTTCTTAATATTATGTCTGCATATGAAAAAGCTGTGCAGGAAACATTTGCTGTTGCTGATCTGTGGCGGCAGTATTATCAGGACGAAGAAACAGTCAAAGCGCTGGTGCGTGCATCGCTCAAGCTTGCTCATGTTGGCGAAATGAAACTTAAAGCTGCCGCTACGGCGTTGGCATCTGTTCTACGCCAGTATGCAGCAAAATTGCTTTCGGCTTATGATGCCGAACAAACTGCTAATGAAATAATCGACATTTGGGGCAAATTGAGTGCTGAATATGGTATGACAGCGCAGCAGCTTGCTGAAGCAAATGAACAGGCAGGCGGCATTGCTTACCGCTCTGGGATAGACTTTTCGTATTTGCAGGCGCTGTTGGTGGCCTTCATGGAATGTTCTCAGAAGCAAGGTGAAGAAGCCGGCCGTTATTTGCGGGTGCTGCTGTTGTGGATGGGAACGGCTGATGCAGCAATGCAGCTGAATAAACTAGGCGTTGACTGTTATTGCTTGGATGCACAGGGACAAAAACAATTACGCCGCTTGCAGGAGGTGATTTTAGAAGCAGCGCAGAAGCAAGCTGCTGACAAAGAGGGCGAAAAACTTTTGCCTGATATTGCTGCCGGCTGTTTTGATGCTGCCAATTTGGGAGCGTTGTTTGGCGGGTATGACTCTTTGCAGAGAAAAATGCAGACGGCATTTAGCACGCAGGACTTTTCGGCAGTGCAGTATAAAAAATCTGCAGCTAAGATAGAACAAAAATTACTGGCCTTGAAGCAGCAAGGTGACAAGCTGCTGGAAAAGCTGCAGCAAAGCAACACCACCGCAGCACAAAACCTGATGCTTGTACTGACAGAGCTGTTAAAGGGATTGAAAAACTTACAGCCGGAATTTGTAGCGGCCTTTCAAGGCGGTACGGAACTGCTGTTGTTATTCAAAACTATCCTGACTCTTGCCGAAGCAGAGCTGGCAACAGACAGGCAAGGCATTGGTGCAGTCGTAGCATTGCAGGCCGGGAAAGTGAGGGGATCAGTATGGCAGTACCATTGCTGATAGCGTTAAAAACTATTGCAGAAATTGGAGCCGCAGTTCAAGCAGTGAACGGTGCTTATAATTTTTTTGAAGACAAAGTAAAGGATGTAGATAAATCACAAATTATACTGGAAACAGTACGTCGCCAAATGGCTCAATATCAGGCTGAGATGGAAGAACAGGCCCGAATTATGAAAGAGCGTAAAGCTTTTTTAGAAGCCGAGGGGCGGGATACGAGTTCAGTGGCCTATGTAAATGCCAAAACCGATTATGATAATGCCAGAAGCAAATATTTTGCTACAGAAGCGCAGCTGGCCAAACTCAGAAATCAGGAAGCTACTCTGCTAGCACAGCTTAGTCATAGAGAACAGATTAATAATTATATGCCGCAGCCGTCAGCAGATTTTGGGCAAGGCTATGGTGGCGGTTATGGCATGCTGGCAGGCGCGCAAGCGGTTGATTACAATAAAATGGTTTCCGAAAACAAAAACTTTGCCGAGAGAAACCGATTGATGTATGAGGCTAAGCCAATTAATGAGCAATATATTGCCGATATGCAAAAAATAATCGACGAAGAAAATGAGTTTGGTACAACTATCGAAAAGCAGGCTGAGAAAATAGATCTTTACAATAGACGGTTGAGTGAACTGGCAGGAGAAAAAACAAAGCTGCAGGATTTCATGAAAACCTTACAGGATGATTTTGACAGTGAAATAGTAAAAAATTCTGAATTGATGTCAGCGATCGGCTATGATACCAGTGCTGCTGATGATGTCAAAGCCGCGCGCATTGCTGCTAATAAAGAGACCATCAGTTCTGTTAAGGAACTGAGCAGTCTTTTAAGTTTAATGGCCGAAATTGAAAACAAGATAAAAAATCTGGATGAGGAACAGCGTAGTGTACAGCAAAATCTAAAGTCCATGTATGTTTCTAAAAAACCGGAAGATATTTATGCGCAAAAGATGCTTACCATGCAGAACGAATACGCAATCAAAGCAAAGGCGCTGGGAACTCCTTTGAATTCGGATGAACAGCGACGGGCCACTGTGGCTCAGATTGAATATCTGAAGCAGGTCATGATCGAGCAGGAACAGCAAATTTATAACTGGGAAAAAGAACTTCAAAGTGACAAAGCTAAAAATGATATGGCAGAATATCATCGGATCAAAAATTTGTTAGACGCTGAAAAAGTTTTACGTGCTGAACATGCAGGACAAATGCGAGACCTTGAATATCAAAAGAATGCCCAGATCCGCGAGGGGTTGGCAGGCATTGCTGTGGACTTCTTTATTCAGGGTAATACACTGCGATCCATTTGGTCTAATTTATGGAAAGATTTGGCGCGCGAAGCGATTCAGCGTTTATTTAAAGTCAAAGCCGAAGCCTCATTGTTAGGGATGATTTTGGGCTTATTTGGCGGAAACGGAAAACTTCCGGCAGCTATAGGTGTGACAACTCCTGGAGGAGTGACAAATGGCGGAACTATAACAGTTGGAGGGATAACTGTTCCCAACGATGAAAAAATAATATCTGATGCGGTTATATCATCTAATTCCATAGGTATAATGCACAGCGGCGGCGACGTTATGGCAGGACGCATCGGTGTCGTGCCGTTGTTGAAGGACGACGAAGTGCTGCGCACCCTGCAGGTAGGGGAAGAAGTCAACAGTATCCGCGACCGCCGCAGCAACGAAATTCTGGCAACTGTTGCCATGCGGGCTATGGACAACACCGCCAAAGCGCCGACACAGGTCGTCATTACTGCGCTCGATTCCCGCAGCTTTGCTGAATATCTGAACGAAAACTCGGATATTTTACAGGCCGTACTGTCTAAAAACAACGCTATGGGACGCAGGGCTTAAAGGCAGGTGCAAAATGGAAAAACAGGATCTCAAAAAATTTGTCGGCCTGCCCTATAAATTTTTAGGCGTCGCCTATGACGGCGTTGATTGCATCGGCCTGTGCCAGCTCTTTTATCAGGAACACGGTATTGATTTAGAATGGCGTGACGGCCGGCCGATCGCCAAAGACTGGTATGTGACTGAGCCGTACCGGCTGGCGCGTTTTATGCACAAACATTTTACGCGCATCAAACAAGTCGATACCATGCAGTACGGCGATATAGTTTTATACGAAATCAACGGCGAAGGCCATACCGGCATTTACGTTGGTGAACATAAAGTACTGACGATCTTACAGCAGTTTCAAAAATCCATGATCGTCAGACTCAGGCAAAACAACCTCTTTTTTAAAAGTGGTTACAGAAAGAAGGTGACGGCTTGAAAACATTTACATTTACGCCTAAAAGCGAAGTTAAACGCAGCGTCCGCTATCTTGACAGGACTATCGAATTCGAATCAGGTGCCTTTCAGGTACAGGAAGTAGGCGTCAATCCTATTATTACTTTTCAAATGACTTTTGAAAGCGTAGCTGCCGAAATGGCGGCAGTAGAAGCCTTTTATTTAGAACATCGCAAATCAAAACGGTTCTATTTTAACTATAACGGCGAGCAGTTCGTCTGCCAGTTTACCAGCGACTATGCGCCGACAGATACCTGGGGCTTTGATGAACGCGGCCGCATTATTGGCAAAATTTCTGTCGAGCTGACATTAAGGGTGGTCAATCTATGAAAATTCTGCCCATCAGCATGGCGGAAGCCAAAGAACGCGCCAGTTCTTTTTTTATTGAACTCTATGTCCTGCATCTCAAAACAGGCATCGTCCGCATCTGTAATTGTGACGAGATCATTATCTTTGGCGGCTGTGAATACTATCCTGTTCCAGTACAGCGCGGCACGATCAAATCAACAGTGGATGCCAAGATCGACAACGTGGAATTGAAAATAGCCGATACCGATAACAGCAAAATAACAGCGCTGCTGGAAGGCTTTGATTTTCGCGGACGTTATGTCGAGATTTTTCGCATTCAGTATCCGGAAAGCCTGGAAGATGAAGAAATAGCCATGACTGTTTTTTACGGCTATCTTGATACGCCTGCCTATAGTAACGGCGAATTTACAGTAACAGTCAAAGCGTCGTTTCCCAATAACAAAGTACCCAACAGGATCACGCAGTATTTTTGCAATGCTGCTTTTGGCGATGAGCAGTGCGGCCTGGATAAAGTCCGGCGGCAGGTTGCTGTTGAACCGCTGCTTTCACTGCCCAATAAAATTAAACTCGATGCTGCGGATATTGATGCAGGCTACTATAAAAACGGACTTATTACTATCGGTTACGAAACCAAACTGATCAAAGATAATTTTATTGATAATAATGACGGTAATCATTATGTTGTGACGCAGTATCCATTTTTAGGAGCTATTACAGATACGGCTTCTTTGCAGCGTAACTGCGACAAAACACCGGAGATGTGCGAAAAATACGGCAACCGTAAGCGTTATAGCGGTTTTCTGGCAGTACCGAAAGAATTCAGGTTGAGCTGATTATTGCGCGGGCAATAAAAAAAGAGAGCCGTCAGGCTCTCTTTCGTTATTCCATAGCGATGACTTGTTTCCATTCATCAAGAACTGGCTCTGGTATAGAAAATTGATAGTATTCAACAAAAATATCTTTGTGTACTAGTATGGGCATTTGGAAAATAACAGAATGAGCTGATTTAATCTTATTTATAATTTCGTTTGAAAATTTAAATGAAAAATGCTGATAATAGTCATAGTCATATATTTTACAATCTAAAGAAAATATTGAATCATCAATTTTAATTTTAGACTTTTCTAAATTTGATAGATAATTAGCTCGTCTACTTGGTTTTTTAGCAAAGAAGTAATATTCTTCATTAAATTTCTTGAAAATAATAGTTTCAGGATATTGTATGTTTTTAACTCTATAGAAACTAGTGATTTGAGTAGATTTATCAAAATCGTTTGTTGTTTTAGAAATTTCTGCAGAACAAAAATTACATATAGTAATTAATATGAACAATATAAAGTGTAACTTCATAGTTTTATCCTCCAAAAGAAAGTGGGTGAAAATTTGGGTAAAGGTAAGAAAACAGGTAAAATATTGTTTGCTGTTGCAGGATTTGCTATAGGTTTTTCAAATCCTACGTGGTTTGGTATTAGCAGAACTGTAAACGGCGCAACATTTATTAGTGGTATGTATGGCATGTCACTCGCTTCCACAATTTGGTCAGTAGTAGCGAAGCCAGATCCATTCGGCAACCTTGACGGTGACTACAGCCAGGACGACTACAGTAAGTTTAGCACAACTATCAACGATATTTCGCAGGACGCCGTTATCCCTGTAATCTATGGTACTAGAAAATGGGGTGGTTTGCAAGTATGGCATA